CCTGGGAGATACCCTGTAAAACCAACAAAACAGGGTTTTTTATAATTTATGGTCCAACTGTGGTGGTAGTTGTGGTGGTTAAAGCACAACTGTTTACCAGTGCACAGAATGCAGCTAGCAGAGAAACATTATTTTGGATGGTATAAAGAATGGTTTGTGAGAGAGTCAGAGGATTAAGTTCATCATCTATTTTTTCCAAAACCACATTAAGATCGTCTCCATTAACTACCCCTGTATTGGGTAGGGTGGGACCGTTATAGCATATTAAATTTGTTGATATTGGATAACCAGCAAACCATCCATTATTACACTTTTTTGGATATACAGTGCTGACAACCAATGGGTTACATGGTGAACCTGGAGCGCAAGCCATTTATTTAAGTTTAATGGATTAAGGAATATACATAATGTAGTAGCAAGCAAGAACAGGTTGAATGTTGCTATGTGCACCGCTGCTTCCAGCGTTAGCAATAGAAAGGGTGATACCTGTAGTATTAGAGTTTGTTAAACCTAATGATGCAGTTGATAAACCGCTTGACCTAAGAGCATACTCTTCATCAGTTGAACCAAATGTACTTTCCTTTGCAATAGATGTCACTGCATTAGGAGGCACACCTGTTGTATCAATAAAGTCCCCTGTTGTGAAATGGGTGTGACCAGGATCTGTTAAAGTATATCCGTGAGTGTGAGAAGGAATCTGAGATATGTTAAGTGTCACAGTGTTTGAACCAGCTGTTGTGCTAATAGCATAGTTGGGGTTTGTAGGAGTGGCAGGATCCACAACAGGATTCAATGGTCCACCACCTACACCAGAAATAACACCCACTGGAACTCTACCACGCTTATCAGGAGTACCGTTGTTACCATTACACAGATAGATTTTTTCCCAGTCACCTAGTCCTGCACCAGAAACATCAAAGTTTCCTACAAGAGAACCATAGTATTCCACTACGGTGTAGGGAACCATCTTCGTGTAATACTTTGTGCTTGATGTAGTTGTACTAGCAATATAAGCTGCAATCAAGCTATTCAGGTCAGCAAGCTTTACATAATTGGTGCTAACGTCTAAAGCTAGAGCTAGAAGGTCCACTTCCAATGCACAGAGCTTCGTAATTACAGCCTGAAGCACAGCATGTGTGTCTGAGGAATTGGTTACCCCTGAAAGACAGTCAACATTATAGTCTGCATTCAATATAGCAAGCTCTGCTTCAATAGCATCAACTTGCACCTGAAGATCGCAGGCAGCTTGAATAAGCGCTTTTAAAATATCATTAAGTGTTAACTCGCCACAATCAGGAAGATACTGTTGAACCAGATTACAGATAATTAGAGGATCTATAATAGGTTTGATTCCTGTACCATTGATTGTAGAAGAAAGAAATTCAATCAGAGCTGCTTCAACAAAGGATAAAGAATCCCCATTCTGGATACCCAAAAGAGGAACATCTAACCCCGTATATCTTACACATTGATCTGATACAATTTCAGGACATCCGTTATAGCAATTTGAGCAAGGCATCTCTTTAATTTATTTGTTGATTAATATTTTTACTCTACTGGCAATCTTTTCCACACTAAATGCAGAAGCATAGTCTGGACTACAATACTTGTAAGTGAGAATCCTTTTGTAGTTCAAAAGGTCACCTATTAGTGTTCCTGGAGCTGGCCAGTTTAGCTGGAACACTATGTTATTATATTCATTCACAGCCAATTCCTTAAGCTTACAATCAATATCGCTAAGCAATACAGGAATGCTAGAACATTCAATACAATTTGTAAGCCTTGGATATAACATGCTTTATTCTTTTTGTAGCTTGCTTTAGAGCAGCGTTACAAGCTGAGCATAGGCCATTTATCAATTGACAGCCACAGCCCACCTTAACTCCGCAGTTTCTACAGTTTGCCATATTAGTTTAAATTATTTACGTAATTATTTCCGTAACAGTTACACTTGTTGTTAATGAATTGGTTGAGCATTCTGTTTGCCTGATTGTACAACTTATTAGCTGTATCAACAGCACAGTTGTTGGCAGCAGCAATAGCTCCTTGGATGAAATAATAGATGCTATTTAAGTCAGTTTTCTGCTGCATTTTAATAGCATAATCACATTCCATCATGTCCAGTTTCATAAAAGCACTGTCAAACTTCTCTTGCAACTGGTCAACACGTATTATTGTTTTTTGTACATAGTTGACATATGCAGGAGTAACAGAGTACTTTATATAATAAACCCCATCAGGAATTGGTACCTGTGGATCACCAACTGATGTTATTCCTAATGAGGTGGAAGTGTAGAGATTGAAATCGTTAATGTTGAACGGAAGACTAACCAGCCCAAATCCAGGAACATCTATCTCAATTGTAGGAGATGTTACAGGAGGAGCTGGGGGATATGTTGACGCATCAGCAATACCCAGTGTGTACGTATTGTAGGTAGGTATTACTAATATGTCAAGTTTTAAATCTGCCATATCTTTCTAAATAATTAAGCCAGAGGATTTGAGAAGATCCTCTCACCCTCTGGCTTAGGTTATGTGATATTGTTTCTACCCCCTATTAAGGAACAAGGGTTGTAGTGCTTGAAGTGGTTGGCCATACAGTGGTAGTTGTAGATGTAGTGCTTACGCATACATTATCATCAACTACAGTACCGAGGGCTGCTTCAAGAATAGCTTGTACAGCTGCACTGAGTGCTTGAGGAGCAGCAATGATTACCATGCTGTCTTCCTTAATGTAGTCACCCCAAGAATAAGCAGACTTGTCATACTCGTTGAACTTGATGTAGTAGGTATCATAGGTGGTACCGTCAGAAACCCAAGACTCAAAGTTCTCGTTATAACCTGCCATTCTGTAGAGATGCTTCAAGTAACCAGCCTGATAGCTGTAGAAGTTCTTCTCGAGCTGCTTGATCTCATCAGAAGTACCTGAAGGATAAGAAGCACGTTGAATCACTTGAGCATCAGCAACAATGTTACAAGCATCAGCCACGATGAAGTCAGCTGTGGTTGCAGGTCCACTGTACACGAATGTACGGAACCACATTCTGTCATACTCCCAAGGGAATGCAGCAACGTCACAAGGCTGACCATATTTGGTAAGAGGCTTACCAGTGATACGGAGGATAGCATTTGCGTCATTACCAATTCTTTGGAACTGATAGAAAGTGTTGAAGCTAATGTTGTCAGGATTGTTACCAGGAGCCTGAAGTTCGAGTTGATAGATGAACTGATCAATCAAAGCAGGCACATCAACATTAACACAAGGATCACCACCGCACTCGCAACAAGGAGCTTGTACAGTTACTGAACGAGTGAAACCGTTGAAATACAAAGTGTCAATGTAGCTAGAGTGAGCACGAAGTGTCAAGGTAACAATGTCACCACACTGTACATTCCAACCAGATACATCAGTCACCTGAGTGGCAGGATAAGGACATCCGCTCACTTTGTACCATTCAGTTACATTAGATTTACAAGAAGAACCGCTAGGGCAACCAGAGATCTTGTCAGAACGCTTGGAACCCTGCAGATAGGTGTTAGTCCTACCTTGAGCAACATAAAAGTAGGGAGAGCTAGCAATGTTACCAGCATTCGCTACAGCATAGTCACTTTTGAAGAAGCCTACCTGACCTGGGGTCAAGTCTTGTGTTGAACCAGCGCTAGCAATTGAACTGCCAACTGGCACTACGAATAACGTAGTTAATGAGAAATCGGCCATTTTATTTTATTTTAAGTGATAAAAAACTTATTCGTTTGTCTGTATCCTGTATATGCTACTTTGGACAGCAGACTGATTTTCAGTGTACATTGCAAGATTCTGAACTGTTAAGTCAAGAAGCTCATCCTCTAGATAGGTCTCAAGCTCACAGTTACTGTCCACTGAGGGTTGACCATCAAGCTTGATATATCCTGCCTTATCTATATATTGAGGATATCTCATGTACATTATGTAGATTTTTGTTGGTATAAACGTACCATCTGTAAACACGCTTATCTCATCTGTTGACAGGAAGTTGAATGTTTCCTGATACTCAAATGAGGGTTTATAGTGGTCGTTGTTTAGAATGAACTGAAGGTCACCATGTTTTGCAAGGTCCCTATTAATCCAGATCACTCTATCTTTACACCTACCCTTGTCAGCCAGAATGTAGCTATCAATATAGAACATGTACTTAGGAATAAGTGCATGCAATGGAGCAGCCCACTGGTTAAGTTCTAGGTTCTTTAGTTTGAGCTCCAGAGGTTGGTGGTTATATGACTCCACCAAACTCTGAAGGTCCTCATATCTTTTCTTGAAGGCATCAAGTCCTAAACCTGAAACTACGCTTATACCATCAACCTTCTGCTTAATTAGCTTTATCTGAGCCTCATTAAGGGCAAGAATCTTGTCCTCAAGGGCAATTTGCTGATGTTCGTTAGTCGATAGTTTATTTAGTCTCTGGTCTACCTTGTATAATAAACTATCTACAGGTATCATACAGCTGCCAGTTTTTTGCTTTTTAATTTCTGTTCAAGAGTGATTAGATCGTCTTGATGGTCATCATCAGCCAAATACTTGACTAATTCTTCTTCATCAGCAGCCACCTCAAATTCACCCTCGTATATCTTACCGCTAGGTTTCACCCTATAAACGGAATGTGTAATTGCTTGTCTTACCAAGTCTTTAATATGGAGTAAGTTTTCCTTCATATCAGCAAACCTTGTGAACACCTCTACAGGATTTAGTCCTTGGTATTTACCGTTCTTAAACTCGGTTTGCTTGAGAAGATTATCTACCTGATTATATACAGCTTCTTCTGTTGTACTTTCTGAAACAGGAAGTCCCAAAAGACGTGCAACTTTTTTCTTCTTGTCAGGAGTCATACCATCAAACTTAACAATAGCCTTGTTGATGAGTTGCTTCTTTTTGAACAACACTGCGTTTTCAATTTCCTCATCAGCTACATAGAACTGAGTGTCAGCAGGATATTCACCACGTTCCCAAGCTTGATAAGAGCTTGCAATTGTGGGGTGAACACGCAACCAGCAGAAAGCAAGTTCCTGCAGAGGAATAGAAAAATCGAAGAAATTGTCACCATCAATCAGTTTTACAGGCTGTACGTGCAGAGTGTCATCTGAAGAGGTTGCTAGTCCATAGTTCCAAAACTTGGAACGAGGTCCTAAATCAACACCTCCCAGTGCATTTTGAATTCTTTCACGAGCAGCTGTCACTCTTTCAATTTCAATTTCCCTTTCTGTAGGATCAGAAATCCTTCTGATGTAGGCAGCTTCAGGATCAAGTCCTGTTCTATATCTGCCATCCAACTCTTTGTAAGGATACTTAAATACGCCTGTTCCAGGGATTCTAGTCAAGCCTCTTACAGCAAGACCAGTTTGCATTGTTTGCAGTTGTGAACTGTTGAACTCCTTTTTAATCGTGGAGATTTTTCCAATCTTACCCATATGTAGTTTATTTTCTTGGTTTATTTGCAGAGTGGTCCCATCGAAGGGAATGCAAATGTGCACTTGCACAAATCATCACTCTGTAGGTTTGAGAAGAGCCCTCCAGAGGAGGGATGTATGGGAGGGCTCTTTCTCGGATGTATTACCCAGGCTGGGACAGAAGGCATTGGGATCTGTCCTGGGTTTTGTTATTAGAACTGTGGAATCTCCTCGATAAGAACTGTGCGAGAAAGATCCTCAATGAAGACATCACAACGGTCCTTCATCCAAATCTCATAACCAGGGAACTTGTTAGCAGAGCTCATACCCTGAGACTTAGCAAAGCCTAAGTGGTGACGAGTTCCATCAATATATCCCCAA